GACCTGGAAAACCGCGAGCTCCGGCCGCGGCCGCCGTTCGACCTCGTCGGCACCGCGCCGAACGGCGGCTCGATCCTCGGCGGCGGCTCGCTGCTGAAGACCGACGGCACGGTCAAAGCCTTCTTTCAGGCCGGGACCAACGTCTATCAATGGGACGGCACGGATTTTCAGGCGTCGCCGCTCCTCGACACGGTGAGCGCCAGCGCCAAGCTGCGGGCGCATTTCCACTCCCACGCCTGGGCGCTCGCCGACAAGATCCTGATCACCGACCTCGCTCTTGCCGAGGTGGTCAAGGAATGGGACGGCACGACCTGGGCCGATGTGACCTTCCTGTCGGGGGCGTCGGCAGCCTTTGGCAACTTCTTCGCCAAATACATGCTCATCTCCAACGAGCGGGCCGTCTTCGCGCATGTGAAGGATGCGGGCGCCACGAGCCGGCACATGATCGTCGGCTCGCAGCGCGGCGATTACACGAAGATTTCGGTTTCAGACCGGCCGTCGTCGTCCTTGGCCGAGGACGATCCGTTCTTCCTGCTGGCGCCCGATCTGAAGCCGATCAATGCGCTGGTCGAGGCGTTCGGCTCGACGATCATCTCGACCGAGCAGGGGCAGATTTACGACCTGACCGGGGCGAGCGCGAAGGATTTCGCCTTCGACGATTTCTACGCCGGGTCGGCGGCGATCGGCGACGAGTCGATGTCCTTCGTCGGCAACGACATCATCTACGGACGCCGCGGGCGGATCGAGAGCGTTCGCGACACCGACCGCTTCGGCGACTCGGAATCCGACGATCTGAGCCGGCTGATCGCCGACACGGTGAAGACCTATCCCGGCTGGACCGTCGTCTACAATTCGCGGCTCAATCGGGTCTATCTCTTCCCCGAGGGCATCTCGGAAGTCTGGGTTTTCGACACCGCCATGCTCGGCGGCGAGGTGTCGCCGTGGATGCGTTGGAAGACCGCGCACGCGCTCGCCTTCCAGCCGACGTTCGTCGCCTCGATGCTCGATCCGTCGGATGGCCTCGAATATGTCTTCATGGGCAATTCGAGCGGCAACGTGTTCCGGCTCGAAGGCACCGGCACGGACGGCGATGGCGGCACGACGAACATCGCCGTCGAGTTCCTGTCGAAGCTGTTCTCGGTCCCGCTCAACGCGCAAAGCTTTGAAATTGAAGGCTACATCAAGTATCGGAAGATCGAGACGGCTTCGACGGTCGAGATCATCTTCGAGTATGCCGGCGAGAACATCTTCAGCCAGTCGATCACGCTCACCTTGCCCGCAGCCGAGGGCGGCTGGTATTGGGGCGGTGAGATGTATTGGGGTGGAAGCTTCTACTATGGATCAATCTCAGGAAAGCTCGCGCGTCAGCCGATCTTCCCGCCCGGCCAAGGCAACGAATTCCAGGTCCGGGTCAAGGTCAACGGAACGGAAGATTTCGCCATCAACGAAATCGGCCTCCGTTTCCGCGCTGCCGGCTAAAACGGCGCGGTGGAGCGTCCGCAAGACGCTCGGCAGGAAGCCCGAGTTCCGGCCGATCGAGGCCGACGACTTGGCCTATGTGTGGGCGGCCTACAAGAAGGGCGTCGAGTTTCCCGGCATTCCGCTCGATCTGGCGGCGGCCGGCTTCAAGGCGACGTTCGAGGAAATGATCCTCACCAACTACGACGCGGCCTGGACGATATTCGCGCAGGCCAAGGGGAAGATGCAGCCGGTCGGTTTGGCGCTCGGCTTCTGGTCGCACCCGAAGGCGCGGACAATGGTGCTCGACCGGCTGGTCTGGTTCCCGTGGGCGAGCACCCGCAATCGGATCGAGAGCGCCGTCAACTTCTTCGTCAAGGTCCGCCATGAAATCCCGATGATTGGCTTCGCTCGACCGGAAGATGAGGTGTTTTTTGTTGCCCTGCTTCGACATGGTATGCTGCGGCGCGTCGGGACATCGTTCACCGTCTTTGAGGACGAGCAGGCGATGGTCTACGAGACAAGGCTCGAAAACTGATGGGCAGCATTTTCGGCAAGGGCAGCAAATCGAAGATGCCGTCGAGTGCGAACATCAGCGCCGGCGGCATCACCACGAGCGGGCAGAAGACGATCTCGGCGGAGAGTTCGCCCCTGCGGCAGGGCTTGGTCGGCCGGATCGCAGCCACTTTCCCCGAACAGGCGAATTTCCTCGCCGGGCTGCGGTCCAAGGTTTCCCCCGGCGTCAGCGCCTTGCGGGCGTCGCGCCTTGCCGGCCTTGAAGGCTCGCGGAGCCGGGCCGTCGGCGATCTCCGCGAGAACCTGTCGCAGCGCCGCGTCCTTGGCTCGAGCTTCGCCCAGGACGCCCTCACCCGCGCCAATCTCGAATTCCAGCAGGAGAAGGACAAGGTTGAAGCCGAGTCCTTCCTGCAGGAGCTTGAACTGAGCCACATGATCGCGACCGAGGAATTCGAGGCGCGGCGCGGCGAGTTTCAGACGACGATCGACGAATTGAACCTGCAGGCCGACATTGCGACGAAACTCGCGACCGCCGCCACGTCGCAACTCGGCGCCAACGCCCGGTTGAAGGCGGAACTCGATGCCAAGAATGCGGCAGGCACTGGTCAATTCCTTGGCAAACTGCTTGGTTTTGCTCTTGCTCCGGCAACGGGTGGGGCGAGCCTGATCCCGGCATCGGTAGGAATGTTCTGATGGCAAATCTCGGCCTCATGCTCGGTGGCGTCGCGGCTGGCCTTCAGTCGGAGCAGGATCTCGGCCTGCAACGCCGCGCGCTCGACATGGAGCAGAAGCGGATCGATCTCGATCTCCGCGGCCAGGCGCAGAGCGCGATCAAGTCGACCATGGAACTCGCGAGCGGCGTGATCGAAGGCTACAAGAGCACGCAACTGGACGTGGGCGGCATCGACCTCTACGCCGACGCCATCGCCTCGATCGAGAGCGCCGGCAGCGGCGGCTATCAGGCGATCGGGCCGACCACAAAGACCGGCGACCGCGCCTACGGCAAATTTCAGGTGATGGGCGCCAACATCCCGGCCTGGACGCAGGAAGTGTTCGGCAAGTCGATGTCGCCGCAGGAATTCCTCGCCAATCCGGCGGCGCAGGATGCCGTCTTCAAGGCGAAGTTCGGCCAATATGTCGAGCAGACCGGCAGCACCGCGGATGCCGCCTCGATGTGGTTCACCGGCAAGCAGCTCGCCGAAGGTGGGGCGCTCGCCGATCTCAATGGCGTGACCGGCCTCGAGTATGTGCGGCGGTTCATGCAGGCGACCAAGGAAGTCCCGGTTCGCAAGATCGCCGCCGGAGTCAAGCCGTTCATCGACGAGATCAGGAGCTTGGGCCAAAAGGCCGGCATCGACACGACCGACATCGAAAAGCAGGTGCAGGCCATGGTCCTGTCGACGCCGACGGCGCTCGACAAGGCGCTGGGCGAAGGCCGCGCCGACGCGATGAAGAAGATCGCCGAGGCGGAAACCCTTGTGCAGTCGGCCGGCCTGACGGGCGACGCGGCCAATCAAGCCGTGATCGGCCAGCTTTTCCCCGGCGACAAGAAGGGCGAGTTCCTCGGCCTCATCGACGCGCTCAAGGCTGCGCCGCCGGGCTCGCCGGAATTCGAGTTCATCCGCGGCCGCATCAATCGGCTGAGCGGGCCGGAATCCGGCTTCAGCGTCGAGGTCGGCGCCGACGGCAGCGTGTCGGTCAGCCAGGGCGGCGAGACTGGCGCCGTGCCGAACAAGATGCTTCTCGGCGGCCCACAGCTCGACGAATTGCGCGCCGCGCAGTCGGCAATCGATTTCGGCACCAAGGCGATCGACGCGCTCCTCGGCGAGATCGAGAAAGACCCGAGCAAGTTCGGCGCCGTCGGCACGGTGCGGCGCGGCGTCGAGTCCGTGAAGGGCATCGCCGAGGATGTCGCCAAGACCGGATTGTCGGTGCTCGGCATCGATGCCGGCCAGTTGAGCGGTTGGATCGACAACGTGATCCAGTTCGAGCGCGAGGCCGGCACGCCGGAAAACGTCATCGGCGTCCTGAAGCCGACCACCACGCGGGCGAGCGACGTGTACGCCCAGGCGCTCACCTATTCGCTCGCGCGTGCGCTGCAACCGGAAGGCCGGCTGCTTGCCAGCACGATCGAGCAGGCGAACGACATGGTGAAGATCACCGGCGCCCGTGGCTCGCGGCAGGTCGCCGAGCAATTGCAGGCGATCAAGTCCATCCTGCAAACGCAGGGCGCGGACCTTCAGCGCCGCATGGAGCAGGGCGTCACCGGCACGGCTACGACGCCACGCGTGGCGCCCGAGATCAGCCCGCCGGCCGAGAAGGGCGGCTCCTCGCCGCGAACGGACCAGCCGGCGAAGAAAGAGAACGACTGGCTGACAATCGATGGCGTCAAGATCAGGCGGAAGTAGATGGCCGTTTTCGAGCTGGAAGACCCGTCGGGCACCTTCGAGGTCGAGGCCGATACGCCCGAGACCGCCGTCGCGACGCTCAAGAAGCTGAAGGCCGCCGCCGGCGACAAGCAGCCGACATCGCTCCCGGAGCTGACGGGCGGGCTGGTCACGCGCGGCGCCTTTGAGGCGGCCGGCGGCGTGGCGGGCGGCATCGCCGGAAGCGGGCTAGGTCTTCCCGGCACGCTGGCGGGTGGCGCACTCGGCGCGGCCGGGGGCTCGCTCGCCTTCGACAATATCGAGGGGTTTCTCGAATTTCTCGGCGTCCTCGACCCGAAGAGGCAGACGACGGGCGAGAAGTTGACGGGCAGCCTGATCGCGGCGGGCAAGGCCGGCGCCATGGACGTTACCGGCGCCGGCGCCGGCATGATCCTCGGTCAGATGTTCCGGAGCGCGAAGCCGCTGCTCGGCAAGATCCTCGGCGTCCGCGGCCCGGAGGTCGACGCGATCGTGCTGCAGGCCAAGAATGCCGGCCTGACGACGGGCGGCGTGCCGGCACTCGGCGCCGTCGATGTGATGCAGGGCGGCAAGGGCCGGGTGGCGCGGGGCGCCTCAAAAGTGCTCGGCATCTTCCCGTTCATCGGCTCGCCGTTCCGCAAGGCAGCAACCGAGAAGGCCGCCGTCGTCATCGATCGGGTGAACGACACGCTCAATGCGATGGCGCCGACGGCGACGATGGCCGACGATCTCGGCGTCGACATGGTGCGCGCGGCGCGCAACTCGCAGCAGGAATTCCGCTCGACCGCCGGCCGGCTCTACGAAAATTTCCGCTCGCTGGCCCGCCCGGCCGGCAATATCGTCCCGACGGCGCCGCTCAAAGCCCGCGCTGCGGCCGCGGATATCCAGGCGGGGCGCGAGCGGATCGATCTCGGCGACGAGGTGCTCGAGGGCGCCGCCGCCGATCAGATGAGCGGCCTTCTCGCCCGCTGGCAGAAACTTCCCGAGTTCATCACGGTCGATCAGATGCAGGGCCAGGCGAACCTTTTGAAGCAGATCGCCGACGCGGCCCGTGCCGAGGGCTTCGACATCTCGCGCTTCGTCGAGTTCAAGAAGGGCATCGAGGAAGCGATCTCGAACCTTCAGTTGAGCGGCCTGCCGAAGGCCGAAGCCGACGCGATCAGCGGCGCCAAGAAGGCCGCCGACAACTTCTTTGCCAAGGGCATCGCGACTTTCCAGACCTCGACGGCGCAGAAGTTCGGTCGCGTCGATAAGAACATCTTCAAGTTCGGCCCCGACAAGCCAGGCAGCCTGAATGAAGACGAACTCGCCAGCGTGGCGCTCAACCTCAAGAGCCCGCAGGCCGTCCGCGATCTCGCGACCCTCGTTGGCAAGGAGAACATGGGCAAGGCAGCGCGGGTGCATGTCGAGCGCGCCTGGGACGACTCGCTGATCTTCAAGGACGGGCAGATCACCGGCATCAATTGGGAGCAGTTTCGCAAGAACATCGGCCTGACCGCGCCGCGCGCCCTCGCGCAGGCCGACAAGGCGCAAGGCTTGCGCGAGCTCATCAGCCAGTCCGGCATCAACATGAAGCAGGTCGAGGATCTGATCAGCGTCGCCAGCAAGATCGAGGTGCCGAAGGACGTGAACACGTTCATCGCCAGGCGCGCCGCGCTCGGCGGGCTGAAATCGGCGGCGGCCGCGGTGACGATGACCTCGCTCGCCGGCGAAGGCGTCCTCAGTATGGTCGGCGTCGGGCTCCTCCTTCGCTACGGCGGGCGCATCCTGTCGAGCCCGATCCAGTTGGAGGCCATGCGCCGCGTCCTCGTGCAAAGCACGCCGGCCGCCCAGAAGCGGGCCATTCTCGGCAAGCTGTTCGAGAACCTGCTGCAGTCGCGGGAAGAGGTCGGCGAGGTGCAAGAGCGCCAGCGCACCCGCGTGACGGCGGAAAGCCTCGGCGTCACCGCGCAGTAGTGGGCCTATTCACTATAGAGGATATGTCGCGTATTCTGCCGCCTTCGCTTTGCGGCGGGACGCGACATGGCCGACCCCTATACCTCAGTCACCGTCACCGATTACAACCTCAATCCGCCGGCGGATGACGGCTCGGCGGTGCCGAGCAATCAGGGCACATGGGCGGGCGTCAAAACGAAGCTCGCCGATCCGGTCAAGACGGCGCTCGAATCGATCAACACGAATGTCGGCTCGGCGGTCGACAAGCTCGCCGGCGGCATCACCAGCGTCTCGGACGACTACACGGTCCTCGCCTCGGATCAGGGCAAGCTGATTGTCGAGACGGTCGCGGCGAAGACGATCACCACGCTCGCTGCGGCCACGGCCGCATCCCCCTTCCGCTTCGGCGTGCTCAACAATTCGAGCGGTGATCTGACGCTGGAAGGCAATGCCTCGGAGACCATCGACGGCGCGGCGAACGTCACCATCCCCTCGGGCTGCGGCGTCATCATCGAAACCGACGGCTCGAACTGGAAGACGCACGGCCAGAATTGGGTTGTGCGGCCGATCGCGTTGTTTCCTCCGACGGGGCGGCTGACGCTGACGAGCGGCTCGCCGGTGCTCTCTGCCGACGTGACCGCCCAAGCGACGGTCTACTACACGCCGTACAACGGCAATTCGATCATGCTCTACGACGGCACCCGATGGGTGTCGCATTCCTTCTCCGAGCTCTCGCAGGCGCTTTCCGACACGACCAAGAGCCCGGCCGCGGCGGCTGCCGATTCGGTCTATGACATGTTCGTCTGGAACGATTCCGGCACGTTGCGCTGCACGCGCGGCCCGGCCTGGTCGAGCGCCACCGACCGCGGCACCGGCGCGGGCACCACTGAACTCGCCCGCACGAATGGCGTCCTGATGAACGCCAACGCGATCTCGAACGGCCCGGCGGCTCAGCGCGGGGTCTACGTCGGCACGATCGCGACCAACGGCTCGACGCAGCTCGCGATGATGTTCGCGCCGGCGGCGGCGGCGGGCGGCTCAGCGAACCGGCTCGACGTATGGAACATGTACAACCGGGTCGACGTGGCGAGCGTCTGCCGGGATTCGACGGACACGTGGACCTATACGACTGCCACGCTGCGCGCTGCGAATGCTGCGGCTGCGAGCGGCGTCGCCAATCGGATTGCCTTGGTGCGCGGGCTCGATGAAGAGCCGGTGTCGGCTGAATACAATGCGCTTGGAAGCAATAGTGCGGCCGGGACTGGTGTTCGGTTTCTTGTTGGCGTCGGATTAGATTCCACCTCGGCAATTGCGGCCGGCTCGGTTACTGGCAGCTTGGCGATAGGCGACAGCGCCGGTCCCAATTCGTTAGTCGCGAAGTACAATGCTCTGCCGGGAATTGGGCTGCACTTCTTGCAGGAGCTTGAATATTCGGTCGCGGCCAGCACGACGACTTGGTATGGAGACGGCGGCGCTCCGTTGATCACGCAGTCCGGCATGACGCTGCGGACGCGGATGTGACGATGCGTAATCTCCGATTGCATGGCGAGCCACCGTGCGCCGTATCCTCTATAGTGAACAGGATGCGGTCATGACTGATTTCAACGGCTTCAAGGGACGCGCGAAGAAACTCGATGATGTTGATCTACCGCGCATCGGTGCGCGCATCGGCGTCGGCGAGGACGAGCTGCACGCCTTCATGGAAGTCGAGGCGGCTGGATCCGGCTTCGACGGCCAGGGCCGGCCGAAGATGCTTTTCGAGCCGCATGTTTTCTATCGGAACCTGACCGGATCGAAGCGCGCCGCCGCCGTCCAGAACGGCCTCGCCTATGCGAAGTGGAAGGCCGGCAATTATCCCAAGGACAGCTATCCGCGTCTCGAGAAGGCGATCGAGATCGATGAAACAGCTGCTTTGAAGGCGGCCAGCTGGGGCCTCGGCCAGGTGCTTGGCGAGAACCACAAGATGCTCGGCTACGAGACGCCGCAGGCGATGGTCCTCGCCTTCATGGATGACGAGGAGAAGCACGTCGATGGCATGGTTGACTTCCTGATCTCAGCCGGCATCGACGACGATCTCCGCGCGCATCACTGGGCGACCATCGCCCGCGTCTACAACGGCCCCGGCTACAAGACGCACAACTACGATGGCCGGATGCACTCGGCCTATCAGAAGTGGGCGAAGATCAAGGACACCCCTTGGACGCCCGGTCAGGACGCCGGCGAGATCACCCCGGCCGTCCGCCCCGATCCCGGCCTTAACGCGCCGGAACCGCCCGTCCAGGCCCCACAGCGCCCTGCTGACGAGGTGCTTGCCGAGCGCGTCCCGGCCGCGCCGGCGAGTCGCCAGAGCAGCCTCGCGGGCCTTCTGATCGCCATCCTCAAACTGATCTTCGGGAGACGCTGAGATGTCTAATATCGCCTGGATCGTCGGCGGCATGGCCGTCATCACGGCCGTCGCCTATCTGGCATGGGACTATATCAAGCCGTGGTTCAAGGATTCCGAGACGCTGTTCTGGGGTCGGCTTCAGGTGCTGCTTGGCACGCTGATGGCGGCGAACCTCGCCCCGATCGTCCCGGCTGAGTACCTGGCCTACTATGTGCTCGCGTCCGGCCTGATCACCGAAATGGCGCGCCGATCGCGCGAAAAGAACCTCTGATGTTCGCCTTCCTCGCCAAGATCGGCATCGGCTCTATCGTCGGCCAGATCGCGGAAGCCTACACGGCGAAACAGAACGCGACGACCGAACAGGAGCGCATCGCCGCCGATGAGCGGATCAAGATGCTCGAGGCTAAGCGCGATGTACTGGTCGCGGAGTCGGCAAGCGGCGGGCCGGCATCGTGGATCCGCCCGCTCTTTGCTCTGCCCTTCGTGATCTACATCTGGAAGCTGGTTATCTGGGACAAGGTGTTGGCCGCGTGGACCGGCGGATCGACCGACGCGCTATCGCCGGAACTCAGCGATATCATGATGCTAGTGATCGGCGGGTATTTCCTCGGGCGGACGGCTGAGAAGGTGACGCGCATCGTCAAGCGGAAGTGAGCGCTGTTGGGCCGGACATGCAAACAGGCTGGCATCTCGACCGCCGCGTCCCTATTGCCCTGATCTTCGCCATAGCGGCGCAAACCGGGGCGGCAATATGGTGGATCGCGAAGACCGAAAGCCGCATCCAGGTAGTGGAAAACACACTTCAGGCTCGGACGCCGATCGTCGATCGGTTCCTCAAAGTCGAGGCCGACACCTACTCGCTCCGCGTCGAGGTCATGGGGCGTCTTGACCGGATTGAGAACAAGGTCGACCGGCTTATCGAGCGGCAGGCCAGCGAGAACCGCACCCGTTTTCCGCAGGTCGAGCCATGACCCGGCTTATCCTCGCGGCTCTCGCCGTCATGCTGGTATCAGGGGCAGAGGCAGATGAGCAACCGATCGGATGCTATCCGTCTATTAAGGAAGCCATCCAACACGTCGCCGACAAGTATCAGGAAAAGCCGCAGGCGGTGTTCCGGAGCTTCTTCAACGGGCTCGTGGTGCTGATGACGGCCAATCTGAAAACCGGGACATGGACGATGTTCGCGGCAAAAGGCCCTAACGAGTTCTGCATGATCAACATTGGCGACAGCTTCGGCGAGCCATCGGACAAGATGAAGGAACTCGGCGCGCCCGGAATGGATATGTGATCGCCGCGTGGTGCGCCCAACGTCCAGCGCGGCGTAGGCCGGCCCCTGACTGCAACCCTCGGGGCCGGCCGACCATCCGATCGGCGCGCGTCTATCCTCCCAAGATGCACGCGCTGATGTGCCGGCCCCGTGGTGATGCCTCACGGGGCCGGTGCTATTTGGATAGGATCGTGAAAAAAATGCGTTGCGATTTGCGTTGTAACGCTCGACGTGTCTAAACCGGGCTGTTCACTATAGAGAACGGTTTTGTTTGGGGTCGCGCCCAATGAAATCAAAGACTTCGGGAAGCTTGGGAAGCTGCCGTTCTGCCATTGAACTACACCCGCATTCCGCCATTTCTGTCTATATCTTTGCAACGCTTTTGCAACGCTCTTTTCTACTTATGTTCTGCTCATCAAAATGATCGAGGCGATGGTCCCGATCAGTGACGCGGCCAAATAAAACGCTACCGCCAAATAATCCACATCGGGCGCGTAGAGCAATGAAACAGCGCGGCCGGCAACCAAGCCGGATGACCAAAATAAGACCGCGATCATAGTCCTCATTTCGCCTCGTCCTTCTTCCTGCTCGCCGGCTGTACGTCCATGATCTCGATTTGGCCGCCCTTCCATCGGAGCGCATAAATTGCCACGCCCTCTTCCGGCCCGAAGTCGCATGTGAAATGGAAGGTCGCTTGTCGGAAGACCCGCCAGCGTATCCAGCGCCACAGTCGGTAGCGCAGCGTCGGCTTGACCACCATCCGGTCGATCTCGTTCGTCCAGATCGTTCCCAACTCACCCATCGTCCTGCCCCTTTTTCCGACTGGCGACCCTGAACGTCGCCACCCGCTCGTTCGCCTTGAGATTGTCGCCGCGGATGTAGCGGTCGGTCATGCGCGGGTCTTTGTGCGTGGCCTGCCGCTGGATGTCGTTCCGGTCGGCGCCGGCCGCGTCCGCCTCCGTCAGCCCACCCGACCGGCTATCCATGTTCCACACGTCCTTGGGCACGCCCGCAGCGTCGGCGATCTTGCGCCAGGCGAGGCGGAAGGGATCGGCGCGGTACGGCCGGCCGGTCGTCTCGCATACGACCATCGGGCCGATGCGCTCCTCCGCCGGGATCGTGGCGAGCACCTTCAGGACCAGCGGGCAAAGCGTCAGGTTCCACGCCGAGCTGGCCCTTGTCTTGGTCGTCTTCTTCCGCAAGATCATGTCGGGCGAGAGGTCGGACCAGAGCACGCCGCCGGACCAGCGGGAGCCGTGCGAGGCGATGCCACCCTCGTAACTTTTTGCATTCTCATTTGAGGTAGGCTCGAACGTCCACTCGCCGATCACGTCCTTCTGCCGCAGCGTCGTCTCGAACTGCAAAGCCTGAGCCAGCGCGATCGACCGGCTGCCGAGCGACAGGGCAAGATCCACGATCGCTGACGCCTGCTCAAACGTCATCGACGACTCCCGAGCCGCCGGCATCTCGAACCGCATCTCCGCCAGAATGTCGCGCATGTCCCGGCAGCCCTCGTAGCGCATCGACACGCCGTAGCTCGCGATCGTCCTGAGCAGCTTCATGCACCCCCAGGCGCGGCGCTCGCGCTCCGGCCCGCCCGTCGTCTTCGGCGCCTTGAACGCGCGATGCCAGTGAGCGAAATCCTTCCGCGTCAGCGTCGCTACGTCGCCGTGCCCAACCCACTTCTTCAGGAGGTCGAGGCTCTGGTCATATTCGCGCCGCGTGTTCGATTTGACGCCGCGATAGGGCGAGTCCTCGTCGCTCCGGTAGCAGTCGATCAGGCTGCCGATCGTCCCGCTGAACGTCGAGGCCGTCGCTCGGCCCGCGATCCATTCCCGCAGTTTCGCAGCATGGACCCGCGCCTGCGCCTGCGCCTCGTCTGCGTCGTCGGACAGCCGGCACGTCTTGATCTCGTAGCCGGCGGCATGGCGCGACACCCGCCGCGCAACCCAATAGAAGCTGTAGGCACCATCCGCCCTGCGGACGCGCTGAAGCCCGTCACTCATGTGAACTCGTCCTCCCATTTGTGGCCACCTGCCGCATCCGCCCCCGATGGTGCTTCGATGCCGTCGTGCCGGTCAAGCCACGCCTTGACGGCGGACCAGCGGCGGCGGTTTGCAAACTTGGGATCTCGCTTCGGCAGCCCGGCGCGCTCGAGGCCCGGCGCCTGCTTCAGCCAATAGTCGTAGGACACGCCGAGCTCCGCGGCGATCTGCTTGTCGGTCCAGTAGAGGCCCGACCGTTGTGTGAGGTCCGGCCTGCTCACGGTGCACCGCGGGGGAGGGCGAGGGCGACGAGAACGGAAGCCGGCACGTTGAAAAAGCTGAGATGGCCTTTGTAGGGTATTGGTGTCGCCAGCGGCTTTGGGTCGGCGAGCACAAAGCCGTAATCGCCGAAGAACCACGGCGAGGCGTGTTCGCTCACGCAATCGGCTATGGTGACACCACCGAAGAGGCAGCCGTGTGGCAGGTCGGCCATTGCAGGAACGGTCGCTACCGGATGTCCGAAGCTTTGCTCCTCAAAGAACTCGCGAAAGCTCTCGTACTCGGCTCGGGTCATCCCTGCAGATGCGTGAATAAGAATGCGCCCACGCTCGCGCGTCTGCCATTGCCGGTTCTCAATATCCTTACCGGCATGGAAGATCGCCCACACCCACGGCTGGCGGATCGAGAGGCAACGATAGGTCCGCTCTCCCACCTACCCCTCCTCGACCTTGAGTGCTCGGACAGCGGCGGCGGCGCGTTGACCTATTTGTTCAATCCACTGGTCCTTGGCGTTTCTTTGTGGGGGCGCCCTAGTCGCATCTTCCACAGCCGTTGCCGCTTCCTCTCGCATCGCGTGGCGGCCGGCTGCATGGGCGGTGGTGAGTGCTTCGGTGATGGCGCGTGTCCAGATGCTAATCTCATCGCCATGATCGAACTTGCCAGGACCACCACGAATCCAATCGCCGTGAGCACGCATAATCTCGGTGTAGGTGCGCTCTGAAATCTCCCGCGCAATCCGCTCCGCCACCGCCCGCGCTTCGGTCATGGGCGGGGACCGGGAAATGCGCGGTTCATTTTCTGCCGCACGTCGACAAGTCGAGCGCGCCGCCTCTCCGCGCCGTCGTGTCGTGTCAGAACGTCATGGCAAAGCCTAGACATCATGCGAAGGCCGAGCAGCAGAGGATGGGTGCCGACATCGAAGCCGTGCGCCTCAAGCCGTGTTATGGTTTCATCAATTGCAATCTCAGCGGCCGTCAACCGGTCGAGTTCCCAATCTTCGAGACCATGAAGGTCGAAATGCGAAACGGGTAGGTCCATGGCTACTCTCCCCTGCGTGCGCGGCGGGCGACATCCGCTATCTGTCCAAGCCCATATTGCAGATCACCGCGTGTCAGTGTGGCCTCGACGAGATTTTCAATTTCGGCCAGCGCATCGCTCTGAGGAGCCGGGGAGGCAGGCGGGACGGCGGCGAGACGGTCGCCGAAGCGTGTGGCATAGGCCCTGCGGTAGTCGTCATCAATTGGCAGACCTAGCGCAACGCGCATCAGCATGATCTCATGCGAGTGTCGTGAGGCGAGCGCCATCGGATCGCCGTTGAGGTCGAAACGGCCCTCTGAGCCATCGAGGCGAGCGATTAGCTCTTTCGCTATCTCGATAAGTGCGTCACGCCAGTCGAACCCGGTTGCGGCTTCGAACATAAGCGGCTCGCAATAGTTCGGTGCAATCGCGGCGATCCTTGTCAGTTGTTCCACGATATCATCCACGGCTGTTGTCCTTCTTCTCCGGCAGTCTCCGCTATAGTCCCGGTTGCCGTGCTTCAGGGTGATCTCGGCCAGCTTGGCGGCGATCCGTTGGTCTCGCTCGGCAAGCTCTTCAACTGTCCAGCTGGCATAGTGTGGACAGCGGGCGCGCGTCTCTGGCGTGAGGCCGATGCACGGCATGGCGTCGATGTTCTCGAAAGGCTGGGTGCCGGGAATCTCAAACAGATGGAAGTCGACGCGCGCCTTGCAGGTCTTGAACTCGCTTGTGAACGGCGTCCGGTGCCGGCACCATGTACGGCCGTCGTCTTCGCGGCGATCACTCGGCATGGTCGTCCTCCTAAGCGGCGCGGGAGTCGAGAGCGGCGAGAAGAGCAGACAGGACGGCGAGGGTCGGTGATGGGGGCGTAAAATGTCTGGCAATGTGTTGTTTCCCACGAGGAGACATGACCCACGCTGAGCCGGTACTGGTCACGTCCCAAATCCATTCTGGCAGCACATTTTCAACGAGGCTGAGAGCAGCGTTGAGGTTGTCGGTGATTGCTACGTCACCGACATAGTCGAGCGCCCACAGGAGGGCGCCAGATTTATGCGTCTTGAAGCCGCACGCTTCAAATATCGCGCGGTCCAATCCGCTATCCGGCCCGCTTGCCGCTTCTACTCTCTTCCGAAGGTCGGAAAGGTCGGTCATGGGGCGGGCCTCGAGGCTTCGGCGGCGGCCGTCCATCGCTCGCGCAGATCATCGCTGATCGCATCGACCTTCGCCTGGTCGTCGTCGTCGAGCTTCTTGAACCACAGCGAGAATGCCGACTTGCCTTCGGACGCCTTCGCTCGCGCGGTGTCGAGCAGGCTGGGGACAGCATCGCCGGGGAGACTGTCGGTCGAGGGGGGCGAGGTCGCAGCCTCCCCGGCTGGCTCCGCGCCGCCCTTCGCCCACGCGGCGAGCTTCTCGCCGATGGCCTCGGACAGCGGTTGTTCCTTCTCAAAGATGCCGCGGAACTGCTCGGGCAGCTTCATCATCATCTTCTCGCCGACCTGATCGGAGCGCCACGTCGGCACGCCGTCGGCATGGGGCAGCAGCAGACAGTTGACCGTCATCTCGAAGACAAGCTCGTCGCCGGCGATCGGCATGAAGCCCTGCGGGATAGGCTGCTTGCCGGCGATGATCTTCAGCTTCTCCTTGGCGCGGAAGCAGAAGATGAAATTGGCGTTCAGCTGCAGGATCCCCGAGATCATCGCCTGCCGGGCGGCTTTCGGCTTCTGCCAGGCGAGCATCTTCATACGGTCGCGCTTGCCGTAGTCGTCGCCGGCGAGCCGGTCGAGTTCCTTGTCGTGGAAGTCGAGGAGCCCGCCGACGTTGTCGTGCTCGTGGCTCATCGAGTCGATGATCACCACGCCGGCGCCGGCCTTCACGCACTGGCGGATCGCCGACAGGTAGTCGAGCGAGCCGAACGGCGCATCGAACTGGACGTGCCGGAACTTGAAGCGGTCGGCGTAGTGCAGCATCCGGCGGGCTTCGGTGTCGATGCCGTAGATTTCGCCGCCGTGGATCTTCTGGATGCCGGTCGCGAGGCGGAGCGCGGAGAAGGTCTTGCCGCCGCCTGACGGCCCCATGAGCCCGACGAGAAGCGGGACGGATTCGCGGACAGCGGGCTTGGCCTCGAAGCTGCGGGCGGACGGGGCGTTCATGCGGCATCTCCTTCCCATCCGAGCGGCATTCGGAATCCCGATGCGTGGGGATGCCCCCCGCCGCCGTAGCTCTTAGCGACGGTGCTCACGTCCATGCCGTCGTCAGTTGACCGGAGCGAGAACACGCGCCCGTCGGGCGTATCCCAATAGCAGGCGGCGAACGGCTCGCCTTGCGCCATCAGATGCCCGGCGTCGCTGGTCAGGGTGTAGGGCAGATTGGCAACCGGGATGCTGTGACCGCCGATAGTCATGCGTCGCTTCATGACGCCGACCAGCTCGGCGATATCTTTGTGATGCTTTCGCTCGATGGCTGCGCCCTGAGACGCAACGTCGTCGAAGTCGATAGTTATCAACTTCTCGATGCGGTCCCAAGCCTGGAAGTCATAGGGATGCGAGAAGACGACGGCATTGATCTCGCGCGACCACGAAAGCTCGAAACGCCACAAGTCGCGATCACCGACGTAATCGACCAGCGAGGGACGAGGCGTATCCTTGTGGAAGAAATCCCAAGCGATCTGCGCGCCGGATCGCTCCATATCGAACAGAGCGTAAATCTGCGCGCAGTTTTCCATCGTATCTTGCGCGATGTTGTCGAGATGGCGCTGCCAACCCGGCCCGTAGGGTGCGCGCAATCCGGCAAGGTCTTCAGCCGCCGTCTTATGATGGTCGAGGATGAGGAGCGAGTTTGCCTTGCGGAAAATCTCATTGAGGACGGGCCGCTTGTAGGAGAAGTCCACCATGACAACATCGCGGCCAGCACAGTCCGGCGGGGGGTTCTGGTAGACGCCAGGATGAAACTCGACTTCATCGCCGAGCGCCTTCCAGACCGCCCACGCGGCCGTGAAGCCATCCGCACAATTCCCGTGATAGATGCAAAGAGGTTTCATCGTTCTCACCCTGCGCTTAGAATGTTGATGGGAGGCCTCGGCTTCCGCTCGCTCTCCTCGACCTCGCGGGACAACCAGCGGGTCTCGGCGGCGCCGGGATAGCTCGGCAGCACCGTCTCAAGCGGATAGGCCGGCCACTCGTTTGCCGCCATGCACGTCGACCACAGCACGATCGCGTAGTGGAGTTTTTTTCTGCCCATCGTGAGGACGGATTCGGGAAGCCGAACGACCGTCAGCGCGTAGGGCTCGAAATTCTCCTGCACGACGAAGAGGTGCTCGCGGCGGCCGGCGTTGTCGGGGTCGATGGCATCAAGGATGCGCTCGTGCATCGCGGCTTGGACATCCCACCCCTGTTCGACGAGCCGCCAGTCGAGCGAATAGGGCGACGCCGAGGCTGCCGTCGTTTTCAAATCCCAGACGCGGCGCCGGTCCTTCGCCAGCCAGTCGACCATCGCGCGATACCAAAGGCCGGACTGCTCGGCGACGATCACGGCCTCGGCGTCGCCGTCGGCCCAATCCCACTCGAAGCCGCGCTCGGCAAGTTGCTTGCCGGCCGCAGCAGCCATTTCCCGGCCGATCTCGTAGTGCTTCGCCAGCACGCCGAGCTTGCCTTCGGCCTGGGCGATCTCGCGCGCCTCTTGTGCGTCCTTCTTTCGCCAGTCGTCGAAGCCCTCGATCACCTGCAGCGCCTTGCCGCGGCCGAGAAGCAGAGCATGGGCGATGTTGCCGATGTCGTATTTCGTCGGGTCGGCGGGTTCCCATTTCGGATTGAGGCGCGGATGCTCGATCCATGCGTGGGCCGGCGACCGCTCGATCAGCACCTTGGCGATCGACTGAGTGAGCGAGGGGCTTGGCGTCGGGTCAGCAAAATAGTCCGCCGTCGGCACGTCCGTGTAGATGCCGGGGCTCGTGATCGTGAAGGTCAAAGCAGTCTCTCCCTCTGCGCCCATATCGCGTAGTCGGCGCGGATCGCTTCCATGACGGCGATCTGCCGGTCGGCGAGGGCTTGCGTCATCTTCTCGGCCTCGATCCAGCGCGGATAGACGCGGCGCCGGTATTTCAGTTCGCGATCGACGGCCTCAAGCTTCTCGGTGAAGGTGAAGGTCACCGCACCGTCTCGCAGGTCACGTCGCAGTCGCGTATCGTCGGCCGCGGGCACGCCGGCAGGTCGTCAGGCGCCGAGGCCTTGCATGCGTCGCAGGTGTAAACGTCGGTGCCCGGCCCGTAGTCCTGCCTCGAGGGCGTCTCGATTTGCGTCAGATCGCTGAGCACGCCGTGCGCGGCGGCGATCTGGCAGCGGCGCACATCGACTGCCGGGATCAGGTCGAGCTCGATCATCGTCTTCTGATCATGGATCAGCCGCCGGCACTCGGTGGCGAGGTCGTCGACCGTGCCCTCGGGCGGCCAGAAGCAGCCGCCGGTGACGACCTCGTTGACCAGCTTCAGGTCGCGCGAGAACATCTGTCGATAGGCGAGCGTCAGACCCTCGGCGTAAGAAAGCCTCGAGCGGTAGAGCCGGAAGCGCGGATGCTCGTTGATCCAGTTCGCCAGGACGACGTTCGAGTCGTCTGGCGTGGCGAGCCGCAGGATCTCGGCGACGTGCGTCTGCCGGTCGACGTTCATCTCGTCACCATGATCAGGAGTTCCGCCCCCGCCAGGGAGGCGTAGAAGCAAGCGAATATGAAAGCCGCGGTGAGGGCGACGGAGAGGGTCATCGACGGCTCCTGTCCATCCACCAATGCAGCCCGTGATAAGCAAAGATGGCGATGAGCGGTCCAGCCGCTCCGAACGGCACGGTCAAGCACAGCATCAATGCCCAGAGCAGAAGCATCGCTTTCCACTCGTCGACGGTCAGCGGCTTAAAATCGCGCTCGCCCATCACTTCCCCCACCGCGCTAGGAGGTCGTCGACGGCGACCTTCGTGTTGACGCGAAAGTCGTGATGGCTGATGTCTTGGTTCTCGTAATCGCGGTCAATGTCCTCCAGCACCTTCCTCACCTCGTCGGGAACGGGGGCTTCGGAGCCGGACACGAGCGCGGCCCGGCCTTCGTCCGTCATCTTGGCGAGGAAGTCGGCGGCGGCGCGGAGGTCGCCGATGTTGATCCAAATCTGGACTGCATCGTCCGCACTCCACGCCGGGTCGTCAGCCACTCGGTTGCGCGCGTGATCAACCAACGGCTCCATCACCTTCACCGCCTCAGCGAGGAGGTCGGGAACGGGGGCTTCGGAGCCGGGAGGGGCGGGGAGCGGTTGCCAGTGACCGCTATTGAAGCAGTCCTCAAATTCCGGCCACCAAATGACGCTGAAGGTCCACCTGCGTCTTGCGAACTCGCCATTGTCACCGACCCAAAGGAAATGCGTCCCGTCCTTCGGCGCGCTTGCAATGTCGAGCCACGGGCCGGGGGAGGCGGCGGCGCGCTTCTCCGGCGTGTATTCCTCCATGCCCATGGAGGGGTTGTTGTTCACGGTGCGCTCACTAGTGGTTCTCGGCAAAGCCGCCGGTCCAAGCGTCGCCGGTTTCGGGAGGCTCGTAATTGGCGTAAAATTCGCGGGCGGCTTCGTCGCGGGCGCGCTCAGCGCCAACCCAAGACGAAAACACCGTGAACGGTTCTGCCCATTCGCCAAATGCATCGATGAGACAAAAGCCGTCGCCATTGGCCTCGATGGTCCAGTTTTCCGGCGAGGCATCAGCCGCGTACATTGGGGGTCGGTCGGTCATTGCCCGGTCCTCTATTCGTGAGGACAATCATTACACCCGGCGTAGCACGCGGGTCAAGCCGGAAATTGCACCGGGTGCAGCAATTGTGACGAAAGAGGGAATCGGATCGTTACATTGTGCGCTGCATTAGCGGCAACAGGTGCGGAAAATAGCTAGCCGGATCATAGCAATGAAAAATTTAATGATGCATCTTGGGGGTGTGCATGCAAGCATCTGCTGCAACGCGGCGTAGTGCTAGACGACGGCTGAGTGAAATGCCTTGGCCAGTTGAATGACGGCGGCCTGCTGGCTCGCGTCGAGGCTAACGAAAACCTTGAACCGCTGCTCCTCCTCGGCGGAAAGGTCGAGCCCCAAGATCACCCACGCCGCGCTCACATCGGTTGCGGCGATAACGGAGAGCAGCTTGTCTATGGTGGGGTCTTTTTCGTCGACTAGGATGCCGTAAACGTAGCCGGGATTGTAGCCGGCCGTCAGCGATATCTCCCGCATCGATTTGCCACTGGTTTCAACGGCTTGGCTTAATCGATGCCGCCACGTCTCCCGGCGCATGTCAGGCAGCCTCCGAGACGCGTTTGATCGTCTTGATGATTTCGACGGCCTGCCGCCTTTCCCCGGGTTTCAGCGTCTCCCAGATTGTCCAGGGGGCTTCCGGGTCGCTCGGGTTCCGCATCAGGAGGTCGGCAGGCGAACAATTGAAAGCTTCGGCAAGAGCCTCGAGTAGCGGCTGGCTATACGGCTGCAATCCGCGCTCAATCCGGCTTAGGCTGGCATCGGAGACCAGGGAATCGCCGCTCTCGGCGTCGACAAGTCGATCGGCGAGTCGCCGCAGGCTGAGCCCGCTATGCTTCCGCCACTCCTTGATAAAATGGGCCTTTTTCAACCGCCTCACGTTCATGAGGTGTAGCATCTACACGCCAAACATGGTCGCCTAGGCCCCTAGGCGTAGCACCGCTCTTGACGCCTACCTTGCACCGGGTGTAGTGGTTTGTCTATGGCAAATCATTCCAAGCTCCGGGAGTGGCGTGAAGCCCGCAGTCTGTCAGCGGCGGCTTTCGCCGGGATGATCGAGTCCAGTTCAGCTTCGGTGATCCGGCTTGAGCAGGGCAAGCAATCGCCCTCTTTCGATCTCCTGAAGCGCATCCATGAAGCGACCGGCGGCGCTGTGACACCCAACGATTTTCTGCCCGCGTCCGAACCTGCGGCAGCGGCCGAATGACTGTGACCGACGAGTTGCTCGCAGAAATCAGCCAATTCCTCGCCGAGACTGGCATGGGATCGGCGTACTTCGGCAAGGCTGCCGTTGGCCAATCCGAACTCATCAGGCGATTGGAGGAAGGCGGTTCGGTAACGCTGCCGACACTCTGGCGTTTGCGCGCCTTCATGGCGCAGCGCAGCGCCGGCGAACGGCCGCGCCACATCCCGACGCCGCGCGCCAAAGCGCCCGCCGAGGCATTCCAGTGAAAGTCCTGAAACACAGCCGCCGTCGCCCCGAGGGGCCGCACCCGGCGCGTTTTCAAGCACAGACCGATTCGCAAAGCAACTGAGGCAACTACCTAGGCGGACTACGAGGAGGCCACGATGGCGAAGAAAGACGACGGGAATGCCGGTGTCGGACACAACAGCGCGATCAACGGGATCGCGAAGGATCAACTGAAGTCGGTCGTCGAGCGGATCGAGAAGCTCGAGGAGGAGAAGAAGGCCATCGCCACCGACATCAAGGAGATCAAGCAGGAGGCGAAGGGCAACGGCTTCGACATCTCCATGATCAACGAGATGGTGAAGGTTCGCCGGCTCGACGCCAAGGAGCGGCAAGAGCGCGAAGACCTCCGCGACGTGTACATGCACGCGCTCGGACTGATCGCCGACATGCCGCTCGGTCAGGCCGCGATGGAAGCCGCCGGCGCGACCGCCTGACTTGTAGCCACGCGAGTCCGGCCGCCGCCACCGGAATTGGCGGCCCCCAAATTCAGATGCGGCGGGGCGATGATCATTCAATTCGACGTTCCGGGCGATATCGTCCCGTGGGCCAGGGCGGGCGGGCGCGGCTCGTTCCGCTTCACGCCCAAGCCACAGCGAAATTTCATGGCGATGATCCGGCAACTCGCCGCCGACGCAATGGCCGGTCGGCCGCTGATCGACGGGCCTTGCGAGCTCACCATCACGGCGACGTGGCTTTGGCCGAAGTCGATAAGCCCGAAGAAGCGGGCGCGTCCGGGCGCCAACCTGAAGACGACCCGCCCTGACGCCTCCAATGTTGCCAAGATCGTTGAGGACGCGATCAACGCGATCGTGTGGACCGACGACGCGCGGGTGTCCGACACGCACATCTACAAGCGCCTGGGCGACCGTCCGGGCCTGTCGGTGACGATCCGGACGCTGACCGAGGCGCCTGCCCGTCCGCGCGATCTCAGCGGCTTCCCCGACATCATCCTCCCGTCGCAGCACATGGCCGAAGCATGACGATGCTTGCCCTCGAAGAGCCCCGACCGCTCAACGCGCACGTCTGGCAGCGCGACGTCCTCGACTGGTACGTCGAGCCGCCGCGCGCCACTGAGGCGCTGCTGACCGTCGAGCGATTCGTCGGGCCGGTGTGGGATCCAGCGTGCGGCCAAGGCAACATCGTCAGGGCGCTGGAGGCGGCAGGCATCGAGGCGCACGGGTCGGACATCGCCAATCGCGGCTTCGGAGGTGTGCAGGATTTTCTCGCGCCCGAATGCGATTTCGTCGGCGTCCTCAACATTGTGATGAACCCGCCGTTCTTTCGCGCGAAGGGCGCCGAGGCTTTCATCCGGCGCGCGCTGACGGTCGCGTGCGGCAAGGTCGCCGCCTTCGTCGATATCCGGTTTATCGCCGGCGCCGAGCGCGCTGACGGGCTGTTCGCCGACCATCCACCTCACCGCATCTGGATCGTGACGCCGCGCGTCTCCTGCCCGCCGGGCGATTACCTCGCCGCTGGCGGCAAGGCGGGCAACGGCTCGTCCGATTGGTGCTGGCTCGTTTGGGATCTCACCGCTCCGTACTCGGCCACGACGCTCGGCTGGCTGCGGCGAACATAGGAGGCAAGCATGAAGACCGACCACATAGACGCGGCCAACGCGGCCGTCGACACCGCGATCGAGCGGCTCATGGACATGGCGAGCCTCAACCGCCAGCAGGCCGACGGTGCCGAGATCGGCGCGGGCGTCCTCCGCACGCTGATGACCGGCGTGCTCACGCCCGAGGGCAAGAAGGACATCGCCGACCTCGCGGCCCGCTTCAGCCGGCAGCCGGTGCCCGACAAGCCCGATTTCACGGGTGGCAAACGGCCCGCTCCGGCCGTCGTACCCGCCCGCACGGTCCCGAACGGCACCGACAAGCCGGCCGGACAGGTCGCCGCCGAATAGTTCACGTTGCTTTTGTGGAGTTAGTCAAATGTCTGCCAAAGGGCTGGAAATACTTAACGCGCGGATCATGGATGCTTACTCGCTCGCAAAGAACCGGCTGTACCGGCGCCGCGTCACCGTCACCGTCGGCGCCAACAAGGGCAAGTCGGGCATCGTCCAGTCGACGCTCCTCGGCACCCGCGGCGAGCTCATGGCCGCGGTCATGGTCGACAACCATGCCGTCCGCCGCGGCGTGCGCCGTCCGCGCCTCATCCTGCCGATCGGCCTCCTCGACATCGGCGACGAGGAGAAGCTGAGTTGATCCGGCCGCTCGCCATCGATCTTTTTTGCGGCCTCGGCGGCTGGACCGACGGCTTGATGGCCGAGGGCTATGACGTGATCGGCTTCGACATCGAACGGCACGAATACGGCGACCATCGCTATCCGGCGCAACTCGTCATCCAGGACGTGCTCACGCTGCACGGCTCGCAGTTCCGCAACGCCGACCTGATCGTCGCCTCGCCGCCCTGCCAGGAATATTCCTACATGGCGATGCCGTGGTCGAAGGCGAAGGCGAAGGCCGCCGACTACCGGAGCGGCAGGCGCAACGTGAAGCAACTGACCGCGCTGTTCGACGTTTGTTTTCGCATCCAGCGCGAGGCTTGCGAGGCGGCCGGTCGGCAGATCCCAATGGTGGTCGAGAACGTCAAGGGCGCTCAGCCGTGGGTTGGTCGATCGCGCTGGAACTTCGGCAGCTTCCATCTGTGGGGCGATGTGCCGGCGTTGATGCCGCCGGTTGTTGCCATCAAGAACAACGGCGGCTCCTGGTTCAACATCGGCTCACCCGGACAGAAGGTCGTCGGGCAAAATCCTGACGGGCGTCTCATTCATCGTCGCGATGGCCACGACCACACGCGCCGCCCGACCAATCCGGCTGAGCACACAGGCATCAAGAACGGCGCTGACTGGTTTGGGGCAGGCCAAAACTGTTCTGCTCAGCGCCGCGCCGGAAGCAAATCGTCCGCCCGCAAGGCCGCCTCTGCCATGATCGCGAAGATCCCGCTGCCGCTCAGCCGCCATATCGCCGCGACCTTCCGGCCGGCCGAACGGGTGGCCGCATGACCGAGCGCCACAAATGGGGTGACCCGCTCCGCCTGGAGCACCACACCGATCGCATCTGCGCCCGATGCGGCCTCGTCAAGCGCACCAGGCACGAGCCCGACGCCCGGCCGATGCACTGGACCGAGTTCTTCAACGGCGAGACGCCCGCCGAGGTCAACGCATGACCCACCAGCCCGCCGCCCCGCCGATCATCGTCAGCGACCACGCGCTCATCCGCTACATGGAGCGCGTCATGCGCCTCGACATCGAGGCCGTCCGACGCAAGATCGAGCGGGCCGTCAAGCCGATCGCCGGCGGCAGGGGCAGGCGCAATCTCAAGGCCGGCGGCTTCACCTACGTCCTGCAGAACAACCACGTCACCACTGTCCTCGACAACGGGATGCGCGCCACCAACCGCGTCGATCACCCGGCAGCGCCAGCCTTCGCCAACGGCCAGCACAAGGACGCGACGTGATGGCGAGGATCCGCACCATCAAGCCGGAATTCTTCCGTCATGAACGGTTGTTCGAGGCCGAGCGCGAAAGCGGCTTGCCCCTTCGTCTCGCCTTCGCCGGCCTCTGGACCACCTGCGATCGCGAAGGTCGTTTTGCGTGGCGACCGCGGCAACTGAAGCTCGATTGCCTGCCCTACGATGAACTCGATTTTTCACGCGTGCTCGACGCGTTGACCACGCGTGGCTTTCTCGTGCGCTACCGTGTCACTGATGAGAACGGCGCGCACGATTTTGGCTTCATCCCGAGTTGGCGGAAGCATCAGGTCATAAATCCGCGAGAGCGCGATTCCGAACTCCCTGACCCAGACAATTGCGAGATACTTCAAGAGGATGCTGACGCGTCAGGCACGCGTGAGCCACGCGACAGTAAAATGCATGTGCATGCACGTGGGGAAAGGGAAAGGGAAAGGGAACTGGAAGGGAAGGGAACAAGCACACTGTCGGCTGCGCCGACGGCGCGTGTGCAGGATGAGTTTTCGCTGACAGGGGACGAGCACCCTCCACCGAAAGCCAACGGCGCCAGCCACCAAGAATATCCCGACGACTTCGAGGGGGTGTGGCACGAGTATCGCGTCATCGGCTCACCGAACTCCTCGAAAGCCGCCGCCTTCAAGCGATTCTCGAAGTTGTCGCCCGAAGACCGAACGGCCTGCTATTCGGGCCTGATCAGCTACGTCCTCTGGCTGATCGATGAGCGCAAGAGGCGCGCCGACTATCCCGCCAAGCACCTCGCAACCTTCATCACCGAGCGCGGCTGGGAGCCGTTTCTGGAGAACGCCGCATGATCTCCACCGCCGAAATCCGCGAGCACCTGATCGGCCGCCTCGAGCCGCTGTTCGGTAAGGTCAAGAGCGCCGACGGACTCGCCGCAGAGCTCGCCAAGCACATCCCCGAGCACGCGACCGTCGGGGGTCTCGACGGACTCGCCGACAGGATCATCCAGACGCGCAAGGCCAAGAGCTTCCCTGCGGCGAGCGAGATGATCACGGCGATCAAGGGCATCGCGCCGGCGGCTTCGATCGTTGGCGGTACGAAGCGGCTCTACACGCCGGCCGACTATCTCGCGAAGCGCCAGGCCGAGGACAAGGCTGAGGCGGATGCGGTCAGGCTGCTTGCCGGTACCGATCTCGCGCGCCGGGCTGTCGAGGAGCGATGGGCGCCGGGGCTCCTCGATTTCACCACGACGGCGGGCCGCGCGCCGGCGCTCGACGAGGAGCGCGTGATCAAGGCGAAGGTCTATCGCAACGACGCGATGGTCGAGGAGGATCCCGGCGTGCTCGGCGATGGCCTGATCACGCTCCGCCATTGGATGCACGTCAAGGCGTGCCGGCTGCTCGGCTTCCCGATCGAGGAGCCGCGGCCCACCACAAAGCGCGTGCCGACTCGGTTCGACATGCGTCCGATGAAGGAACTGCCGCCGGTGACGGCCGAGGAATTGGCGCCGACGCCGCAGCTCCTCGCGACACTCAGAAAGCTTGCCCCAGAATGAGCCTTCATTCCGACGACGAAACTATTTTGCGAGGCGAATCGCGATGAGCGACGACGGCCGCGTGGTGCCGATCAGGCGCGAGGTCTGGCAGCACGTCCACCGGACACCGATGCTGCGGTGGCACGGCGGCAAGCTCGAGCAGCTCATGATGGTCGAGGGCATCGCCGAGGACCGCGTGACGGTGGTCGACATCCGCCAGGAGTGGCGCGCGGTGCCAACGGAGGACGCGGGCACATGACCGGGTACGTGCTCGCCTTTCTCGCCGGCGCCGTGACAGCCTTCGGGCTTAGCTTCGTGCTGAGCATCTTCCTCGTCGATCAATCGCGGTGGCGAGAATGACCGCCCGCCTCGTGGGCCATCTGGCTCGGCCTCGCAATCGGCATCTACGTCGTCGGCAAGGTCTGGGTCGAGAGGACGAGGCAGTAGGCGCTCACCGAAGCGCGCGCCGTAGCTCTTTCGCGATCTCGTGCAATTCCGTCTCGCGCGCCTCGATGATCGCGAGCAGGTCGGCCACGATGCCCGCGTGGATGCCCCTCGAGCCGTCGGCCATGTAGTGCAGCGACCGATCGGACATGTCGAGATCCCGAGCGAGCGGCATTTTCCAGTTTTCGCCGTAGAGTGCCCGCCCGACGCGGGCGAGCGCATCGGGCGAGATCACGGCCTGCTTAAAGGGCGCGGGCATAGGTTCCTCAAATCGCTTGAATGACGGTGTAGCCGACGGCCTGCAGATAGGCGAGTCCGGCCTCGCGGTAGCAGTTCATATATCCGGCGGGCTTGCCCTTCTCGGCCGGCAGATAGTTCGCGAAGATCCAGCCGCGGGGAGCCTTGGAGCCGTGGGGCCAGCGCCCGCCCTTCGGCGGCAACTTCGTCCCCTCGCAATGGTCGGTCATCTTGTGGCCGTCGATGGTCAGACCAGCCAGCGCGGCGTGAAAGCGGTCGTAGCCGTAGCCGGTCGCCTTGCCGGACTGGAAGGGCGTATCGCCCGACATGTGGAAGACGTTGACGAGGCAAGATGACTGCGTATAGGCGGCCTGCACCTTCGCGATGGGGCGCTTTCCCTTCATCACGATCCATGCGGAGATTGAACGGCCGGCGGCGGTGTCGTTGACGTACTTGGTCATGGCTCGATCCTCGATCGATCCGCCCGGCCCCATGCCCGGCGGGAAGCTGGCGCTTCGTGCTGCCGGCCACGGGGACCGGCAGGGCGCTGCGTCAGGCGGCCTCAGCGTACAGCCTTCAGGAATTCCTCGACCTTGCCCACGGTCGCCTTAGCCGCGGCCCGAACCTCTGCCTTGGCGGCCCGTGCCGCATGCTCGGCGGCTTTGGCGCGCTCAATCCGCGTCGCGTTCATGGCCTCGTCATAGGCATTGACCAAATCGACGTCCGATCGGCACCGCCAGCTCTCAGCCAGCGCGCCTTCAAGCGCCCGTGTCTGCCGATCGCGGATAGCCTTCAAGATCGTCTTGCCGGTCGTGTGAGCGGTGCGGCTGGCACAATTCGGACGGCTGCCGACAAACTGGCGCTGCAGCTCCTGCCGCTGCAACGAGCGGATGGCCTCGAGCACGGCCTCACCATGCGCCCGGCGCTGCTCACGGGTCGGATGCTTGACCGCGCGCATCTTCGCGATCTTCGTGCCGAGGTTGGGATAGATCGGACCGTATTGCCCGGATTCGGGGGTTTCCATCGTCGCCTCCCCCTAGGCCGGCCGCTCGATAGGCGCATAGGCCGTGCACCACAGGCGCCCGACGACGTAGCCTATTTGCACGGTGCGGCCGTCCTTCTTGTCGACGTACATCTTCGACACCTTGCCGCCAATCTTCTGCCGGAGCTCGGTGACCGTGCGCGCCCAATGCCGCTCGCCGTATTGATCGATGTAGAGGGTGAGATTGCCGTTCATGGTGTTCGCCTCTGCGAAAACATCCGGCCTGATTGCCTGATGTTGTGCGGAGCATACCGAACAACTAGCGACCCGTCAACAGCTCATTGATCACGAATTATTACAGCTTCGCGCCACACTTTGAGCAGCGAAAGGTCGGCGCCGCACCTGCAGGGTGGGAGACCTTGCCCTGATGACCGCACGAACGACAATGAAGGCGCCGCACAGTCGGGAGCCGCGTGATCGTCACGCCGGCAGTCAGCACCGCAGCCTCAGCCCTCAGATCAGCCTTCGACGGCGCCTCAAGCACGGCGAGCATTTGATCGTTGTCGAGCGTGCCGAAAGCCACGCTACCACGCCGGCTCTCGCTCTGCCTCGACCTCTGCCGGTCTTTCGACCAATTCCGGTTGCTCATGATTGAGATCCCACTCGACCTTCGCCTCGTCAGCCTGCTTCCTCAATCGCGCCTTGCTCGGCTTTCGCTTCCGCGGCCGCTCCGCCTTCTCCCATTGCTTCAGCAACAGCGCCGAGCGAGCGGACTTCCAATCGACACCGCGGCGCCGGCACCACGCATGAAGCGACTGCCGAGACACACACGCCAGCTCCGCCGCCTCGCTCAAGGTCAACAGCCCTCGCTCCAACATCGAGAGGGCCTTCAACCTGTTTCTGCCAATCATGTTGACGGATGTAAATTGTTCACTATAGATGTCAACAGGCCAGCATTTCCGCCAAACCGCAGTATTCCGCCATTCGCTATCGAGGATATTGACAAGCACATAAAAAAACGCGCATTCTCCACGCGCCAACCAAACACGCGCGTCTTTTCCTTCCGCAGCGAGGCGACTAGCCGAGCGAGGACCAGCGCAGCGAGCAAGCGAGCAAGCGACGTGCCGCCAAGCGACGCCGCTCAGTTGGTCGAAGAGCCCGACACCGACCTCCCGCCGCTCACTCACAAGCAGATGAAGTTCGTCGAGGCCCTCCTCAAGGGCCTCACCGGCGCCGACGCCTACCGCGAGGCATACGACTGCTCAGGCAGCGCCGACCCGACCATCTGGGCGCGCGCTTCCGAGCTTCGCGCTGACAGTAGAGTTGCGGTCTGGCTCTCCGCAGCTCGCCAAGCCCACCTCGGATCAGCCATCCTCACCCGCGAAAATCACATGCGGGAACTCGAGCGACTTCGCGAACTCGCCATCGACCAGAAGGACGTGAAAACTGCCCTCGGTGCCGAAGTCCAACGCGGCCACGTCGCCGGCCTTCGCGTCGATCGTTCCGAGATCACCATCAACAATCCCGCCGCCATCCTCTCCGAGATCGGACGCATCAATCCCGATATCGCCCAGCGCATCGCCGAGACCTACGCAATCCCGTTCGCGCCAATCATCGACATGACGCCAAACCGGCAGCCCGCCGATCTCGATGACGAGCAGAACGACGACTACGCTGACACACCAAGCGAATGACGAGCAGTTCGGGACTCGAATGTTTCCGCATTGCGACGCCTCCACGCCCGCGCGCGAGGCTGGCAGATCGGGGCCTTTGCAACAGCCAGCGTTGCAACGGATTGGCTGATCTCTGCGGGTTTCAAGGTCATTGTCGGCAGCTTCATAAGCTGTCGTGGTGTCGATCGGCTGCGAGGAGTGTCGGATTTCAGCCATTCCGGCCTGGAGGGAGGGGGTAGGCCACCCCCGAGGCCCTGTCGTTCGGGTTCTAATCCCCCTCTGCAACCGGGTCGGGTTATCGGCCTTCGCAGTTGCGAGATATCGAGTGCGTCGCACAATGGAGAGGCTGAGTTGCGAGATTACGGAGTTCTGGTCTGCGCGCGAGGAGAAGCGTTCATGTCCGGCAAAGACGATCTGAGCGGTTTTCGCACGCGCGAGGAAGCGATGATGGCGGGAGTCGAGGCAATCCAAGCGGATTTGCTGCCGGGCGACGATGCGATGCTGATCTGCTGCGCTGGTCCTCCGACCTGCCTGCTGCAAGCTGATGCTTGTGTCGAGGCGGCCAATCGTGGCTGCCCGAAGTGCACTCGGATTTTGATTGGCGAGGAATTGCCTCGCGCGTAGGGGCTGCGGCTTGCAGGGAGCGTCGGTGGCTGGTTTTTGACGGGGTGTGGCTGTTGGGGTATCCGTTATAGCGAACGCTTTCTGTAGGAGGCTCTGATGGCGAAATTGTATATCGAGGAGGCGACGAGTTTGAGGGATGATGGTGGCGGCGAGACGCTTCCGGTCTTTCCTGAGCCATCCGGTTTTTCCGTAGTGACGTTCACGACCGCAGCGCAGAGCGCGGCCTTTGGCGGCGAGTTCATCCGGATTCTGGCGGATGCGAACTGCCATATCGCCTTTGGGTCAGATCCGACGGCGACGGCCAATCATCCGAGATACGTCGCGGATGTTGAGTATTTCCGGTCTGTGCGATCGGGAGAGAAGCTTTCGGTTTACGACGGGACGAGCTGATGCGGCTGGTCCTCGGCCTTGGGCTTCCTCCGGCCAGCAGTGGCGGCGCGGGACCGTTTGGTGCCACGGCGGGTCTGTTGTTGGAGGGTGACATGGCGGCCGATCCCGCGGATTTTCTCTTGCTCGAAGGCGATATGGCGGACGACGCCAGTGATTTCCTGCTGCTTGAAGGGGATATGGTCTGATGGCTGACAAGAACCTCACGGCCCTGACCGCTGCGACGACGTTTGCCGCGTCCGATCTGCTCATGGGCAAGGTCGGCGCGAATAGCCGGAAGATTAGCGGCACGGTGCTTGCTGCCTTCCTCGCCACCGCCACCCTAGCGGCTGGTACGCTCACGGTTTCGTCGCCGTTCACGCTGACCCAGACGTGGAACGATGCGGGGGTGACGTTCACCGCCTTCGATCTGAACGTCACCGCCACGGCGAGCGCCGCTGCAAGCTTGTTGATGAATTTGCGGGTCGGCGCGACCAGTCGCTTCGCCGTGAATAAAAGCGGCAGCGTTACAATGGGCGACGGTTCCGAAACCAGCACGCTCGGGACGCTGTATTTCAATATCAACAGAGGAATAAATAATCCGTTTTTTGTTGGCTACAGGATATCAAGTACCGATCTGCTTCTCTTCGGCGCGACAAACAACAGTGCGACCGGTTTTTCTTCTGTCGGATTGCAGTTTCTCTCCGGCTCATCCCTGTCGTGGAACTCGTCGGCAAATTGGGCGGCTGCGACGCCAGACCTCTTCTTGTACCGCGACGCCGCCAACATTTTCGCCCAGCGCAACGGGACGGCGGCGCAGACGTTCCGCATCTACAACACGTACACGGATGGGAGCAACTACGAGCGCGGGTTTGCGCGGTGGGCATCGAATGTCTTTGAGTTCGGTAATGAGATTGCTGGCACTGGTGTAGCCCGACTTTGGAAGCTCACCAGCAACGGAAGTACATATTTAGAGTCCGACGCATCTAGTAATCTTATTGTCCAGCGACCGCTCCTGTTTGGCACTGACAACTCACGAGACATCGGCGCAAGCGGGGCGAGTAGGCCGAGGACGGGATATTTTGGCACCGGACTCAGAAGTCCACTCTTGCAGTTTGGAGGCGCAGCGGCAACCAACGCTGCTCTTGCAGAGACCACAGTTACGGGCGGCTGGGGCCTGAACCTTCGTTCCGGTGCCAACACCAACGGACAGTTCATCGGCTTCGAGCAGGTCACGGAAGAGACCACAATTGCCGCCGCCGCGACGACCGACACGGCCATTCAAATTCCGGCCAATGCGATTGTCCTTGGTGTCTCGGTGCGGGTGACGACGATCATCCCGACCGCTGCGAACTTCACCGTCATCGGCACAACGTCCTCGACGGCATTCCAAACCGGAACGAATGTTTTGGTGGCTGCTGGTACAACGGACGCCGGCACGAAGAACTGCCCGTATCTCAACGCGACCGCACAGACCATCCGCATCACGCCCGACCTGACGCCCGGCGACAACACGGGACGGGTGCGCGTGACGATCCACTACATCAAGGTCACACCGCCGACTTCGTAAGGAGCCCCCACAATGGTCGCCTTCACAATCACTATAGGCACTAAGACGCGAACCAAGAATATCAGTGCTGCCTCGGCCACCCGTGCCGCTGCATGGGCCGCTGCCGCCTACGCCACCGTCCCGAACCCTGCTTATCCGGCGCCGGAAGGACAGCCGGCAGTGCCCGCCACCATCCCAAACCCCGAACCTGTCCTCTCCGCCATCGATGGCACGATGCAGGGCGTTATCGACAATGTGCGGAACTGGGAGCGCGAGCAGGCTAAGAAGGCCGTCCCCGAACCGGCGGACCTGACATGACCGAAGCTGCACCCGCCGCACCCGCCCTCGATCCCAACGAGCGCCGCGTCGTCACTGCGACCAACGCCCAGTGGGGCAACATCATGCAGTGTATAGATCTGGCTCGCCGCAATGTGGCACTGGCCGAGGTGCCGACGATCATGGAACTGGCGGCGCTGATCGCGACAGCGGTGCCCGTTGAGCCCAAACCGAACGGCTGATGAAGCCAGCCGGCCAAATCCACCAGCCGGGCGGATAGCGGATGTCGCGGCCGTTCTTGTGCCAGCGCGGATGTCCAGGGTGCCAGTGCTGCATGACCGAACGATAGCGGCCGGTTGAAGAAGAAGCCCGCCAGCTTTTCTATTTCGCGAGTATTCACTATAGAGGATACATGCTCTTCGCCCTCCTGCCTCGCGCATGACTGAAAAAATCCTGTTTGCCACTCCGGCCTACGGCAACATGGTCACGGCGGCCTACTGCCGATCGGCGCTCGTCGCGATGGAGGAACTCACCAAGGCCGGCATCGCGAACGACTGGATCATCCCCGAGAACAACGACAGCCTCGTCCATCGCGCCAGGATGAAGATCGCAAAAACCTTCCTCGACCGGAAGGAATTCTCGCACCTCTTCTGGATCGACGCCGACATCGAATACGGGCCGGCCGACATCGCGGCGCTGTGGAACCTCACCGCCGACATCGCCGTCGGCGTTTACGCCATGAAAAAGCGCGAGGAGCAGTGGTTCGCCGCCTGGAAGGATGGCGCGCTGGTCAAGGATCTCGATCGGTGGAAGGGACCAACGCCGGTCGACTATGCCGGCACCGGCTTCATGCTCATCAAGCGCGCGGTCCTCGAGACGCTCGCCGAGATCGTTCCCCACTTCGACGACGACGTGAAGGACATCCCCGCCCTCTTCATGACGCCGATCCACAACGGCGGGCTCGAGAGCGAGGACTATCATTTCTGCCGGATCGCCCGCGAGGCCGGCTTCAAGATCATCATGGATCCGAAGGTCCGCCTGAAGCATTGGGGCAGCTATGCTTTTGGTCAGTAAGCCGTCCTGGCTCGACGAATACGGCGGCCCCGGCTTCGCCATGCCCGAGATCGCCGGCCGCTACGCCGGCAAGAGCCTGGTCATCGTCGGCGACGCCCTCTGCGTCTGGGACGATCTCGCAAAGTTCGGCTGCGCCGTTCGTCACCGCCGCGGCGAGGTCGGGAAAAGCGGCTGGGATTTTCTGACGATCAACAAGATCGTCGAGACATTTCCGGGCAACATCGAGCACGCCTATTCCAACGACGGCGCCGCGTTGCCGAAATTCGTCGAGGTCCGCCGGCAGGAATACCGGACGGAGTTCGGTGGTCCGGCGCACACGCACTCCTGCAACAAGGGGGCGAAGTGGCGCTGGCCGTGGGGCGGCTGGGGCACGTCGGGGCTCGGCGGCTGCTTCGTCGGCAAGATGCTCGGCTACGACCGAGCCGTGATCGTCGGGATGCCGCTCGACGAAAGCCCGCATAACGGCGAGCCGCCCTGGCGCCACACGAATTTCACGCGCGAGGCGCCATCGACCGAGAAGGGCAACATGAACAAGCACTGGCTGCGCGCCCGCGACGCCTGGGGCGGCAAGCTGAAGTCGATGAGCGGGCGCACGCGCGAGTGGCTCGGCTCGCCGGAGAACTGGTGATGCGCTCGATCCGCGGCGGCTCCGGGCTCGGCGACTCGCTCTACGTCCAGTCGATCGCCCGCCATCTCGTCATAAAGGGCGAGGAGCTCGAAATCTGCTCGAGTTGGGACGACGTGTTCCGGCCGCTCCGCCCGCGCGTCGAGGTCGTCATGTACCGCCGGACCCCCGTCGATATCGTCGCCCACTACATGCAGCGGCGCGATCTTCCGACCGACCAGTTCGAGGATGTGTGCATTTCGGCGCGGCTCCCCCCCGAAGATGTCGAGATGAAAATCGACTGGCAGATCGTCGGCTGCGAGCACCTGAAGAAGATCGCGCCGAAGGGCAAGCCGGTGATCGCCGTCCAGCTTCCGCGCAATCCGCTTGGCAAGGAAGGCAATGCGACGCTCGGCGCCGACCTGCTACCGAATGTCGAGTTTATGCAGCGGGCGGTCGACCGGCTCAAGGGCCGCGCGTGGCTGATGCAGATCGGCCGCGGGACGCCACGCTGGTATTTCCGCGGCCTCGATCTCGATCTCGCCAACCGGACATCGATCGCCGAGCTTCTCGACGTGTCATCGCTGGCCGACGGTTTTTTCGGCTACTGCAGCTTCATGGTGCCACTCGCCGAGAGCTTCCAGAAGCCGGCGCTGTTCGCCTGGTCGCGGCGCGGCCTCGACTCGCGCGACAGCTACACCCGCCGCGTCCGCCCTCAGAAAATCCTCCACTCCCCGTCCTCTCGTCACGTCATCGACAACGCGAGCGACGCGGAACTCGAAAGAGCCATCGATGAATTTCTTGACGCGATCCGAAATCCGGCCGGTGTTCAATGGGAAGCGAGTGGCGATCGTGGGGAGCGGGCCGGGCTCGCTGGATAACGGGCCGGGCTTCATCGACGGCCACGAGGTCGTCGTTCGGATCAATAACTACAAGCTCGTGCCGGCGGCGACCGGATCACGGACAGACGTGTTTTTTTCATTCTTCGGCAAATCGGTTCGCAAGACGGCGGCCGAACTCAGCGGCGACGGCGTGACGCTCTGCATGGCGAAGTGCCCGTGCGCGCTCGCGATCGACTCCGACTGGCACCGCGAGCGGAACAAGATGGAGGGCGTCGACTTCCGCTGGATCTACGACGACCGCGCCGATTGGTGGTTCTGCGACACCTATGTCCCGACGCTCGCCGACTTTCTGAAGGTCTTCGAGACGCTCGGCCGGCACATCCCGACGACGGGCTTCGCAGCCATCCATGAAATTCTGCTCGCCGAGCCGGTATCCCTGTACCTCACGGGCTTCGATTTCTTCCGCTCTGGCATCCACAATCTCAACGAGCCGTGGCGCGCGAAGAACAGCGATGATCCGATCGGCCACATGCCCGAGCGCGAGCTCGCGTGGCTGGCGGAAAACTGGTCGCGCCACCCGCTCGCCGGCGACCCGGCGCTGATGCGCGCGCTCAAAACCGCGATGGTGCCAGCATGATCAACGGAATGTTTTTGGCCATCTTCTTTTACTTGGTCCCAATCGTTGCCGTCGATGCGGACACATTTGTTGTCAGTGTCGAAGCCGTCGAAATGATCAATGATCAGTCCATCATTGGCGTTCGCACATTCTCGGAAATGCCTCAGAAGGACAAAAATAGTGTAATCGGCGGGGCGATCATTGTCGGCTTTTTGGGCCTCTTCGCCGCATATCTGCTCATACTGCGCGTAGTGTGGGATTGCTTCTATCGTAGGCGGGATCATCTTCGATGATCTACACCTACCGCGGCCGCCTATATCCCTCCTATCTGAAAACCGGCAACGCCATGCAGTTCATCGCGCCGGCGGCGCTGCACTTCTGCCAGGGCGCGGGCCTTGACGTGGGCGCCGGCCGCTGGCCGCTGCCGGGGGCGATCCCGGTCGATCTGATCAACGGCGGCGACGCGATGAACCTGCCCGAGGGCGAATTCGATTTCATATTTTCCAGTCACGCGATCGAGCACCTCGCCAACCCGGTCGCGGCGATCGAGCACTGGAAGACGCGGCTGCGGCCCGGCGGTGTGCTTTTCGCCTATCTCCCGCACCCCGACATGACTTATTGGCTGCCGCAGTGGAATAGAAAACACTTGCACGCATGGCGACCGGCCGACGTCGCTCAGCTTTTTACCGATCTAGGCTTCGTCGACGTCATCCACTCCGAGCGCGATCTCGCGTGGTCCTTCGCCTGTGTCGGATTCAGCGCTGCGGCCGCGTGCTCTTTCACGAATATTGGGAGGCGCAGCCAGCCGTCGTGCGAGCCGTCGGCGCTCTGACCGGCATCGTGGCGGAAAGGGAAGTACGCCCTGTGGCGACGAAAATAGTCGATCTCCGCGAAGTGATCATGGAAAAATGCGGCGACCAATTTCTCCGCAAGAGCGTGATCAGCATCCCCGGCCACGCCGAGGTGCTGGATTGGGTTCTGTCGTCGGGGCCGCCCTACGCCCGCGCGCTTGAGATCGGCACCTACCGCGGCATCGGCGCCGCCTGCCTCGCTCAATACTGCGAGCACGTCGACACGATCGACCTGATCGCCGGCGCCTTCGAGGCGCGCGAGCTGACGCCGAGCCGGGAATATTTTTGGTGGGCGATGAACGTCCTCGACCGGATCGAGCTTCACCGCGTCGCCGGCAACAAGGAAAAGCGGGCGGTCATCGGCGCGCTCGACTTCGATCTCGCCTTCATCGACGGCGGCAAGTGGGACGTGGCGCCCGACTTCGCCTGGGCGCACCACTGCGGCGCGGTCCTCTTCCACGATTTGACCGACGGTACCGCGGCCGTCGATCGCAACCACGTCTTCCATCTCGTGAAGACGCTGCCGCAGGATGAAGTCTTCTACCTCGATGGATTCGCCTTATGGACCCCCTGATCCAGCGCTTCGGCGCGCGCCCCGACGGCGACCTGATGATCTGCGACGACCGCGGCATCGCCTATCAGGCCGACATGAGCCGGATCGTCGACTACGGCCGCGATTATTTCAACAAACTGCTCTCCTACGAAGACAAGGAGATCGCCAGGAAGATCAACGCCGGCCGGATCGCGCTGGTGAAAAAGCATTTCGGCGACGGCATGGTGCTCGACGTGGGGGTCGGCTCTGGCGAGTTCATCAAGAAGCGCCCGAACACCAAGGGCTACGACATCAACCCGGCGGCGATCGACTGGCTCCGCAACAACGGGGCGCTCACCGGGCATTTCGACAAATTTGAGGCATACACCTTCTGGGATGTGATCGAGCATGTCCCCGATCCAAACAGCTATTTCCGCAGAATAGAGCCGAATACGTGGCTGTTCACCTGCCTGCCGATCTTCGCCGATCTCGACAAGATCAGGTCATCCAAGCATTACCGCCCGAACGAGCATCTCTATTATTGGACCGAACAGGGTTTCGTCGACTGGATGGCGCTCTACCGCTGGCGGCATGTGGAAACCCAGCGCTTCGAGACCGCGGCCGGCCGCGAGAGCATCGTCAGCTTCGCCTTCAAGCGCGACCTGCCGACCTATCACGACATGCTGGCGCAGTATCAAAAGCTGCACGAGAATTTCTACGGGGATTCGGCGTGGCTGCACCGCGCCGCCATCCTGAAGATCGTCCAGGCGGTCCAGCCGAAAAGCATCCTCGATTACGGATGCGGCCGGAGCGATCTCGTCGCCCACTTCTGGCGCGACGGCGAGCGCGAGATCGCCCGCTACGATCCCGCCATCCCGCGATTTGCCACGATGCCCGAGAAGCGCTTCGATCTCGTCTTGTGCCTCGACGTGATGGAGCACATCCCCATAGAGCACGTCGACAAGATTTTCGGCGAGATTAAGGCCCACAGCCGCAACGTGGTTTTCACCATCTCGACCAAGCCGGCGCGGGCCAAACTGCCCGACGGCCGCAACGCGCACGTCACGCTGTTGAGCCATAAGGAATGGCTTCGCTGGATCGAGAGCACCTTCACCCACGCCTACCGAATTCCGACCGAGTGGGACCACGAACTGATGGTCCGAACGTTCCGCGTGTAAAATTTACCTGTTGATAACTATTCGCTATAGAGGACAGCGTGACCGCAGCAATTGCTCCGAACCCGGACGACGCCGAGCGCCTCACCGAGCTCGTCGGCCAGTTCCACCGCCTGATGGCGGAGAACCGGATCGGGTATTTCAAGCCCTACCCGTGGCAGACCGATTTTCACGCTGCCGGTGCCGAGTATCCAGAAAGGATGCTCATGGCAGCCAATCGCACCGGAAAGACTATGTCCGCCGCGGTCGAATGCACCTACCACCTGACCGGCAACTATCCCGACGACTGGCAGGGCAAGCGGTTCCCCTTCCCGATCATCATGTGGACCGGCTCGCCGACGACCGAGACCTCGCGCGACATCGTGCAGCATGAGCTTCTCGGCGGGCTCGGCCAGGAGCTTGGCACGGGCTGGATCCCCAAGAGCAAGATCATCGGCAACCCGACCATCCGGCAGGCGGGCGTCCGCAACGTGATCGACGCCTTCAAGGTCCGCCACGCCACCGGCGGCGTGTCGGTGTGCTTCCTCAAAGCCTACGAGCAGGGCTGGCAGAAGTTTCAGGGCGGTGCCCCGCATGTCGTGTGGCTCGACGAGGAGCCGAACGACTACATGGTCTATTCGGAGGCTCAGACCCGCATCATCTCGTCGCGCGGGATTATCCTCGTCACCTTCACCCCGCTCCTCGGCGTGACCGAGCTCGTCGAGCATTTCCAGGCCGGCGCGGCGCGGGCGACCAGCGGCATCTACCTCAAGGGCGCGACCTGGGACGACGCCCCGCACCTTGCCGAGGCCGATCGCAAGCGGATGCGCGAGTCCTATCGCGCCCACGAGGTCGACGCGCGCACGCAAGGCATTCCGATGCTCGGCGAGGGCGCCGTGTTCCCGGTGTCCGACGCCGAAATCCGCGTCGACCCGTTCAAGATCCCCGATCACTTCGCCCGGATCAAAGGCTGCGACTTCGGCATCGATCATCCGGCCGCCGGTGTCGATCTCGCCTGGGATCGGGATCAGGATGTTGTTTACATTGTTGACACATATCGGAAGGCTCAGGAACTCGCCCCCTACCACGCGGCGTGGTTCAACAAGGCGAACAAGGCGATCCCGGTCGCCTGGCCGCACGACGGCATGAACCGCGAGAAAGCGGGCGGGCGGACGCTCGCCGAAGCCTACCGGCTGCACGGCGTCAACATGCTGTCGAAGTCGGCGCGCTATCCGCGGGCGAAGGGCGAGAAGACCGACAAGGGCGGGCCGCAGCCGGTCGAGCCGATCGTCGATGAGGTGCTCGAGCGCATGGTGACAGGCCGCTTCAAGGTATTCGCCAATCTGTCGATCTTTTTTGAGGAAAAGCGGTCCTATCACCGCAAGGACGGGAAGATCGTCGATCGCCGCGACGACGTGCTGAAGGCGACTTTCTACGCCCTGATGATGAAGCGATACGCGGTCGCGCCGGAGTCCTTTGCCTACCGCCACTCGACGGCGCCGGCGCACCCGATCGCGAGCGCGAGGCTCTGAGTGACTGAAATCCTTGTATCCTCTATAGTGAACACATGAACGCGCCGCCGAAACCCGTCGATGAAGGTTTTGCCGAGGAATTCTTGGCAAACAATCCAGAAATTGATGAGGCTTTGAACGAACTTCTGGCGAAGATGGACGAACTTGCCAGCGATTCTGATTTGCTTGAGCTGTTCTTCGGGTTTCGATTGCCTCCGAGCGAGACCGAGCATTGAACGCACCGCAGCCGATCACCAAGGATCAGATCGAGGCGATGTGCCGGGTGGCACGCGCGACCCCCGAAAAGCGCCTGACCGTCGGCGACTACGATCTCCTGATCTCGGACGGCTTTTCGCTGCCGCCACACTTCGCCTATCGCCGCTTCGGCATCGACGCCGACGAGTTCAAGAACGGCTGCTATGTCACGGTCTGGTGGCTGATGAAGGGCGATGACCGGCTCTACGGCGGCGGCCGGTGCGTCTTCGACGCCTTCCACGATCCCGAATACGACATGGCGACGAAGAAGCGCGCCAGGATCAACACCGCGATCAAGACGGCCGAGCAGTTCGTTTCGCAACTGCGAAAGGTGAAGCTCAATGGCTGAGCCGCGGCCGATCATCGTCTATGTGAAGCAAGACGACGGCAGGAAGACCATCTACGTCGCTGAGCCGTGGCCGGACCTCGTAAGCATGAGCGATGTTTTCCTCGAATTGCCCGAAAACGTTGTCCCGCTGGTGCGCCGCGCCCGCACCGACGATGTTGCTTTCAAATGGATCGAGAGCAATCGGCGGTTTGAGATCGCGGCTGAGAACGCGAGAGCCGAATACGAGGTGACTGAGATTCGGCACTATGGATTCGACGCTCGCCTGATCCACGGCGAATGGACCCCAATCCCGGCGGAGATCGCACATGGCTGACGGTTCGGCGGTCGAGATCGACAGGGACGGCTCGATCGAGAAGAAACGCCGCTTCGACGCCCGCGACTTCGACACCATCGCCGAATTCGTCATCGACGAATACGAGACCCGCAGGAAGAAGCGCTCGACCCGCGAGAAACAATGGACCGAGATCGATCGGCAGATCGACATGGAGCCCGACATCACGCACAAGCGGATGCCGAACGGCGAGATCGACAGCAAGAAGATGTGGATGTCGGAGATGGAGCTGCCGCTCCAGGCGCAGGCGCTCGAAGTCCTCACCGCCGACGCCCGCCGCATGATGTTCCCGCGCACCGGGCCGGCCTTTCGCGCCCATGTCGAGACGACCGACGCCTACCTGGAAAAGGCCCAGACCGACGTGCGGATCGTCGGCGACGAGAACGACATCCCGTCGAAGATCGCCCAGGACAACGCCGACAAGCTCGCCGAAGGCTTCCTCAACCATCTCTTCCGGCAATATGGCTTCAAGGGCCGCTGCGATCGCATCAATGCCGAAGCCTTCCGCTACGGCATGGGCGTCGGCCGCGGCCGCATGGAGACCAAGAATGTCTACATCCACGAGGCCCGCGGCGTGCGGAAGGAAAAGCAGCGCATCCCGGTCCTCGTCCCGGTCTCGATCAAAAACCTCTATCTCGACGAGCCGATGCCCTCGATGCACTCGGCGACGATCTTCGGCGAGTCGCACATCGCGCGGGACTGGCTGAAGCTCGCCAACCTTCAGGTTGCCGCGAGCCGGGGCTCGACCGACCCGAACGACGAGGACGGCGGCTGGATGCCGGCGAATGTCAAGAAGCTCGAGGCCGATAAGGACGGCTACGTGATGCTCCTCGAGATGGAGGGCGACATCATCGTGCCGCGGAAGACGGTCAGGAGCGTCGTCATTCCCGGCACCATCGTCACGGTCGCCGTCGGCGCGCCCGACAAGGCCGGCACCGTGACCCGCTCGGTCATTCGCTTCCGCTTCCGCAAATACCCGTTTTCGAGCTATCTGCTCTTCCCCTACCACTACGAGAGCGCCAGCGACGCCTACCCGACGAGCCCGTTGATGAAGGGCCGGACGGTGCAGATCATGGCCGTGCAGGCGCTCAACCGGCTGCTCGACTCGGCCGCGCTGAAGAACGCGCCGCCGGTCGGCTATGACAAATCGAACATGCAATTTGCCGCCGAAGGCGGGCCGGTGATCCACCCCTATGCCCAATGGGGCACGATGGATCCGGTCGAGGTCTACGACAAGATCGGCGGCGACCCGACGGCGCTCGCCGGCATCTTCTCGACGGCCATCAATTTCTACGCCGAACTGACCGGCATCCTGCCCGCCAGGCTCGGCGCCCAGACCGTCTCGCACACGACCGCCTTCGCCAAGGATGCCGAGCTGCAGCGCGGCGCCGTCCGCACCGTCGATTACGTCGATGAGGTCGAGGACAATCCGATGGAGCGGTGGCTCGACATGGCCTATCGGATGGGCCGCGATTCGCTCGACGGGCGGCTCAGCGTGTTCATCGACGCCTACGGCGGCTTCGTCGAATTCAGCCGGGAAGGCTTGCCGGAGAACGCGATCTTCGAGTGGTTCGGCGCCGGCGGCCCCGCCGAGGCGGCGCAGCGGCAGCAGGCGAAGCTTCAGAGCCTTGCGCTGGCGCTGCAGATGGATCAGGTCGGCGCCTCGCTCGGCCAGCAGCCCGACATCGATCTCGCTGCGGCGAAACGGGAAGTTCTCCGAGAGGGAGGTTGGCAGGATGTCGACATCATCATCCGCGCTGCAGGAGCTTCTGGTGGTAATCAGGCAGCATCCGGCGCGACAGGAGTTGCTGGAAATGGTGCCGGCGCCGCGACTCTCGCGCTTCAAAATCTCGTCAGCGGGTGAGCCGGAAAAAGCGCAGGCGAGGTGGGTGTTCGAGTCCGGGCTGGTGACGCAGCACGAGAAATGGATCGAGGCACTTTCCGGCCGACCGGCGGCCGACGTTTTGACAAGAAACGAGGAATGACGTAAATGCCAGAAGAGAAGCAAGCCGTGGTCACGGCGACCGACGATCAGTCAAAGACTGGTGCCGAGGCGACCGACGCACGGGACAAGGACGATCTCGACAGTCTGCTCGACGAATGGAAGTCGAGCGCAACCGAGCCGTCCAAATCCACGCCCGAACAGAAGACCGACGCGGACAAGTCGAAGTCCGATGGCGACGATCGTCTGGCGAGGCTGGAACGCCGACTTGAAGATCAGCAGTTCAAGTCCGACATCGCCCCCGTGCTGGCGAGCTTCCGCGATCAGATACCGGACACGGTGCTGACCGACAAGGAGCTCACCAATCTGATCAACGGCTGGGCGATCGACGACCCGAGGCTGCGAACCGCCTGGCTCAATCGCCACGACGATCCCGGCAAGTGGGGTCGGACGGTGAAGGGCCTGAGCGACTCCTTCAAGAAGCGGTTTTCCTCCCTGCCCGACAAATCGGCGACCGAGGACAGAGAGGCCGTGACGGCTGCGGTTCGGGGAGCGTCAACCAAGGCCCCCGAAGATCGGCCCCCGTCCTACGGCAACGCATCCAACAGTGAATTCGCGTCGGATGTCGAGAAACGCTACGGATACCGGCCGAGCGTCTGAATAAGACGCGATCGCTTCGGAGGCCAAGCCCTTCGGAGCGATCATGGCCCTCACCGTCACTGCAACCGACACCGAACTTCAGAAGCCCGTAAACGTCGTCTTTCAGCAGACGTTTTTGCGGCGCGCGCAACAGATGTGCCCGTACTTCCTCGGCACCATGCCGGGGCAGATCAACCGGCAGATGGGCACCTCGACGATCAAATGGCGCCGGATCGAGCAGGAAACCCCGTCGACCGCGGCCCTCTCCGAGCTGACCGGCGCATCGACCTACATGCAGGGCCGCGACGCCGACACGCCGACCTTCACCGACGTTCTGGCCACGCTCTCGAAGTACGGCCAGTTCTACATCGTCAACGAGGAAGTCGACCTCTACAACCCCAACGGCACGACCGACGAGCTGGTCGCGGTCCTCGGCGAATCGGCCGGGCGCTCGCTCAATCAGCTCATGCGCGACATCATGGAGGACAACGCGACCAAGCGGTACGCGGGCAATGTCGCCTCCGATGGCGTGGTCGACGCGGCGGTGACGGTCGGCGACTTCGACCGCATCGTCAACGAACTCACCAAGAACTCGGCACGCATGTTCTCGCCGATGTCCAACGGCTCGATCAACATCGGCACGGTGCCGATCCTGCCGGGCTATTGGGGCCTCTGCCATCCCGACGTGGCCTACGACATCGCCAAGCTCACCGGCTTCGTTTCGGTCGAGAAGTACGCCGGCCATGTGGCGGTGGCGCAGGGCGAATTCGGCCTCTACTCGATCGCCGGCCGGTCGATCCGGTTCATCCAGTCGGAAGACGCCGGCTCCGATCCGAACGCCGGCAACAACCTGTCGACCACCGATCTGAGGACGACCAGCTCCTCGCTCGTCGACCTCTATACGACGGTGGTCTACGGCAAGGATGCTTTCGGCTCGGTCGGCCTCGGCAAGCGACACACCGACGGCAGTTACTTCGCCGGCGAAAACACCGAGGGATTCGAGATCATCTTCCACCCGCGCGGCTCGGGCGGCATCTCCGATCCCTTCAACGAGATCGCGACGCTGGCCTGGAAAGCGTTCTTCGCTGGGGCGGTGCTCAACGCCAACTGGTCGCGGGCGCTCCGCACCGGCGCGACGAACCTGACGAACTAGCCTCTCGGGGCCGGTATCCGCTATAGTGAATAGGGCGGGGGACGATCCCCGCCCTTTCCGCATAGGGAGACCCCATGTCGATCCAGCTTCTCAAGATCACCGACCCGCGGGACAATCTCGAGAAGGCGCGCCGTCGAGAACTCGTTGCCTTCGCCCACGCGAACGGTCTGAAAGAGATCAACGACGAGATGCCGGCGATCCTGATTCGCCGCATTCTCCGCCGCCACAACCTGACGCAGATCACCATCCCCAAGCGCGTGCTCGGCTCGACGGCGGGTCCGGTGGCCGATGCCGTGGTCGACGCTGCGGCCGAGGGTCCGAAGATCGACATGGAAGACGATCTCGCCCGCCAGTATGGCGTCGACCTGACCTCCGCCGCGCCGTCCGAGCAGGCGCCCCCGCCGAAGCCGAAGCCCGATTTACCGCCGCGTCCGCTGATCGAGCGCACGCGGCTGATGCGGCTCGCCAAGGCGCGCGGGATCAAATGCGGTCGCAAGGACACGCTGCAAACCCTGAAAGAAAAGCTCGGTGGCCAAATCGCTGCTTAATGCCACGAACGAAATCCTGAAGCGCACCGGCATCATCGCGGGCGACGCCGGGCTCCTGACGACGCTCACCGACTCGGCCCGCCAGCGCGCGATCGACATCGCCGTCCAGGTGGTCAACGAAGGCATCGACGCGCTCTACTCTGCGGCGGCAGTCGCGGCGCCCAACGAGCAGGCCGAGAGCACGATCACACTTGTCGCCGGCACCCGCGCCTACACGCTCGCCACCGATCTCGTGCAAATCCGCTGGCCGATGGTCGACAAGACCAACACGCAATTCCTCAAGGAATATCCCGGCGGCTATAACAAGATGCTCCTCGCCGATCCCGAGCAGGACGACACCGGGCTCCCCTACGGCGCCGCGATCCGTCCGACCGACGGCAAGCTCTTTCTCGACCGGGCGCCGACCTCCGTCGAGGCGAGCCGCGTCTACACCTACCAATACGACAAGGATGTCTCGCTCACTGCAGCCGCGAGCACAGTGCCATTCTCGGATGCCGTCTTCCGGGGGATGGTGCCGGCCTGGGTGCAACTCTGGAAGCGCGAGATGCGGAACGAGTTCGACGGCGACCTGTTCAAGGCGAGCATCGGCCGGGCGGCTGGCTTCCTGACGCAGCAACAGGTCCGCACGCACTACAATCCGCGGTGCTGATGTGGTCTCGAAGATCGGCCCGGACGAATTCGATCTGACGATCAAGTTCGGCGGCGGACTGCACACCCGCGCGGCCGAGGACGACATCCACGAGCGCGAGGCCGCCGACGGCAACAACTTCCTCCTCGACCTGGAAAACCGCGAGCTCCGGCCGCGGCCGCCGTTCGACCTCGTCGGCACCGCGCCGAACGGCGGCTCGATCCTCGGC